CGTCGGCCACCGGCGCGGCCGTCTCGGCCAGCAGCCGGGTGGTGTCCGACGTGCGCGCGTCCGACCTGGCGTGCGGGCGCAGTCCCTCGTCGGCCATGCCCTCGATCGGCCGGTCGCGGAAGGTGTCCTTGTTGGCCCACACGTCCACCACCGGGCGGATGAGTTGCGGCACCGGGTCGAAGGCGAGCTGGTCGCGCAGGTTGGCCCACACGCGGCCCAGCGTCTTCTTGCCGCTGTCCAGCCCCATCAGCCCGCGGCCGATGCGCTCCGGCAGGGTGGCAAACAGCACGCCCAGCTCAAAGGGCTTGGGCAGCCGGAAGTGCTCGCCGCCGATCTTGAAGTGCCAGTAGGTGTCCTTGTCCCAGTCGGGCAGTGCCTCGTACCAGTCCTCCCCGCCGTTGGCCAGCGCCAGCATCGCGGTGGCCATGGCCATGATGGCGCCCATCTTCATCAGCCGGGCCCGGTCGGCGCGGCCGAGCCGGTACAGGCCTTGCACCCGGGCGTTGAAGAACGGCAGCACGTCGGCCAGCAGTTGGTAGGCGGCCGAACTGCCGCGCAGGCTGAAGTCCATCAGGTCTTTGGCCTCGTAGGCCGCCTCGGTGACGCTCTTGCCGGCCTTGACCGCAGCCTCGTACACCGCCTCCCGGTTGGCGTTCTCGATCGACTCGCCGATCTGGCGGTAGACCTCCCAGGCGCGCGCCGTCCGATCCTTGGTCGCCTGCCAGGTGCCGGCCTGCGCCGCTGCAGCCCTGAACCCGCGCGAGCGCAGCGCGCGGCGCATGTGCACCGCGGTGCCCTGTGGGTCGGCTGCGTTGACGTGCCCGGACTGGAAGCTCGCGCCGGCGAACAGCATCGCCTCGTAGCCGCCGCTTTCCTGGTAGGCCCGGCGGATGCCCTTGACCGACTCCAGCGGATTGAATGGTGTCTCGGTGATGGCCTGAGCCGCCATCGAGTCGCGCACCCAGTTGCGGATCATGAACTCCGGCGTGCTTGTCACCATTTCGGTCAACAGCCGCTTGGCGCCACGCGCGATCGCCAGGCCTGGGAAGTCGAACGGCACGAAGCTGGTCAGCGCCTTCAGCAGCATCGGGTCGTTGACCCGGTAGAACTGCGGCTTGCCGCCGACCATGATGCGCACCACGTCGGGATCGCTTGGCGCCTGGATGGCCCACATCTTGGCCATGCCTTCGAACACCTCGTCGGGCAGGCTGGCGATGATGCTCTCGGGCGTGCCCACGCGGGCCAGTTCGTCCACGATCTGCTTGCGCGGGATGATGGCCGCCTTCATGTCGTAGCCGACCTTGCTCACGAGGTCGGTTTCGCCCAGGGCCTCGATGGTCTGCTTGATCGCGTTGTTCTTCAGGCTCGCGTCGATGAGCCGGCTGAAGTTCATCAGCAGGTTCTCCATCGGGTCGTTGAGTTCCGACTCGCCGCCCTTGAGCGTGCGGATCCCGGACGACTGCCCGGCCAGGCCCTTGCGGCCGGTCGGGCTCATGAGCGCCTTCTCGTCCATCTCGCGGTAGAACGGGATGTAGTCGGCGTGGTCCCACACCCGGCGGGTTTCCGGGTTGATCAGCCCAGCCTCTTGCGCCACGTCGAGCACGCTGCGCTTGAAGGCGGCGTACTCGAGCGCCGCGCGCCGGAAAGCAATCTCCTTGTCCGGCGTGTTGGCCAGGCCCTGCAGCGCCTTGATCTCGTCCTGGGTCAGGTTGTTCTCGCGGCCCTCGGTCAGCAGCCGGGCCGCCCGGTTGCCGACCATCCAGCCGAAGAAGTCGTTGAGGTCTTCTCCCAGCGGCTTGAGGACGTCCAGCAGGCCGCGTGTGCCGGGCACCTTCTCCAGGTGCTGCTGCGAGCCAGCCCAGCGGGCCTGGCCGTGCAGCATCAGGCCGCGCATCACCGAGCTCGTGCCGCCGTTGGCCAGGCGGGCCGTGACGTACAGGCTCTGCTCGGCCGGCAGCGCGCCCAGCTCCTGGCGCTCGGCGCGCAGGATGCCGTAGAACTGGTCGAACACCTCCTGGCGGATGTTCTCGCCGATGGCCTGGCGGCTGCGCACCGACTCCATGGCCCGGCCGTAGAAGGCGCGCACCTTGTCGCCCAGCGTGCGCGGCCCGCGCAGGCCTGCCTTGCGCTTGGCCGATTCCAGCACCGGGTCGACGGGCCCCTGGCTCAGCAGGATGTTGTCGCTGCCCAGGTCGTAGGTGCCGCGGTTGCCGATGGCGCTCTTGACCTGGTTGGCCTGGTAGACGCCCAGGTTCTTGAATCCGTCCTCGCTGACGTAGAAGCCGTCGTGGCCGAGCGCCTTGATGGCGTCCTGCATCTTCGGGTCCTCGATCAGCGCCCACTGGCCCTGGGTCAAGGCGAACCGCAGCACGTCGCGCGAGTACAGCGTGCGCTCGCCGCCGCTCATCAGCGCCTGCTCGCCGTCGCCTTGGGTGTAGGTCGGGATCGTCTCGAATGCCTTGTCCACCAGGGCATCGACGTGGGCCGGGTTCTCGTAATCGAACGGGTTGAGCGCGCGCACGTACAGCGGCATGACCCTGGCCGCCCCATCCTGCCCGCGGTCCTGCAGCCACTTGGCCGAGGTGTCGGAGTAGGCGTGCGAAACGATCGGCTCGTCGGTCAGGAAGATCGCGCCGGCCTGCTTGCCGCGGAACTCGTAGATGTCGGCGCCGGTACCGTGGTACATCACGCGCGGCTTGCCGTCCGGGTAGGTGATCTGGCTGTCGCCGAACCACTGTCGGAATGCCTGCTCCTTGGTGTCGATGGCCTGGCTGAACAGCGGCAGGCCGCCGCCGGCGCGCTGGCGCATGGCTGGCGTCACGTCGAAGCCGGGCTGCTGCACGCCTTCAGGGAATGCCTTGGTCGGCTTGACCAAGGGGATCTGTGTGATCTGCCCGCCGCCCACCTTGCGCAGCACGTCCTTGGCCACGGCCGGGACGATCTTGTCGTAGAAGGCCTTCATGCCTTCGCCGCCGACCTTGAGGCCCAGGCCCTTGAACTCGCGTTGACCCGTCTCCAGCGCCCGCTGCGCCAGTTCTTTGCCTATCACGTCTGGCAGCTTGTCCTTGGTCGTGCTTGTGATGTGCTCGAAGCCCTGGCCCGGTTTGGCGGCGCTGACCTCGATCGACTGATCCCAGTCGCCGTCAAGGCGCAGCGCATCCACCTGCTTGCTCAGGTCGTACCGCTCCGCGCTCTGCTCCCCGTTGACGAACGCCACCCGGTCGTACCCCTCGCGCGCCGCGATGCTGATCACGCGCTTGATGGCCAGGGCAACCCAGGCGTCGGTCTTGCCGATGAACGGCGCACGCGGAGTCCCCTCCTTGCGCATGTCGAGCCAGTCGAAGGATGGGAGCCCCAGTTTCGCTCCAGCCTGCTTGGCCTCTTGCTCGGTGGCGAACTCCCCTAGATTGCCGGCGGCCTGCCGGGCGTCGATCAGGTGCCAGGGCTTTGCCGGGTCGTAGCTCCCATCCTTCTTTGCCTTCTGCCCCCAGTCAGACTGGATCTCCTCGACGAACAGCACGCACCGGCCGTCAGCGTCGGTGCGGTCGTTGAGCCTGATGTGCGCCAGCACGTTCGGCTGGTCCCAGTGGCCGCTGCGGTACGGACCACCGTCGCGCGTGAGGCGATCGAACTCCATCATGGAGTGGTGCAGGCGCGGCTGCGCGGATTGGCGCCGATCAAGTTCAGCTTGCGCTTCTTCGCGGGTAGCAAAGTCGGCCACGTCAGGCAGTTCAGCCACCGCACCGCCGGCCGCCGACACGCGATAGACCTTGGGCGTCGCCACGGGCAGCGTCAGCAGCACCTCCCTGTAGTTGGTGCCGCCTGGCAGGGTGTATTGGGCGTACTTCGGGGTCTGACGGTCGCCTTCGCTGTACTGGCCGACTTCATCAGCGTACCGCGCCGCCGCATCCGCCTGCTCCTGAGCAGACAGATCACCGAACGGCGTTTCCTCGTTGGCGCCGCCTTCGTCGCCCCACCACGCCTCGACTTCGCTGTAGTCGGGAGAGCCCAGCACCGTCTCCGTCACCTTGACCCCGTTGTCGGCCAGGAACAGCGCGATCTGGTCGCGCGTCACACGGCCCTGCTGCAGCGCCAGGAAGTCGCGCAGCCCGGTCCACTCGATCTCGTCGGCCTTCACCGCGCCGCGCTTGACCATGGCGTCCAGGTACTGGCCCCAGGCGGCGGCATCGCCGGCCTTCATCGGGGCCTTGCTCACCTCGGCCAGCAGCGCGCTGGTCCAGATCGGCGCCTCGGCCGCGCGCTTGGGCTGCTGCATCGTCACCGGCAACCCGGTCATCACGTGCGCCGGCCCGCCGGTGCGCTTCACCGCGCGCCGGGCGTTCATCAGCAGCGCGTGCGTCTCGGCCTCGGTCATGCGCTCGAGCTTGTCGGCGACCCAGTCCAGGCCCATGCGGCGCAGCACCTGCTGCAGCTTGGCCATAAGCGACTTCCAGCCGCTGGGCGGCGGGGCGTCGCCGGCCCGGTCGGCCAGGGCTTCCTCGACGGCCAGCAGGCGCACCTCAGCCTCGGCCGCCTCGCGGGTCATGCCGTTCTTCACCCGGGCCGCGATCTGGCCGCGGGCGTAGTTTGCGTACCAGGCATTGGCCTCGGCCGCCAGCGTCGGGTTGGCCATGCGCAGCAGCTGCATCTGCGCCGCGTACTCGTCGCCCAGGAAGGCCCGCATGCCGATGTGGCCGTAGACCTCGTGGAACAAGATGCCCTGCGCCTCGTCCAGCGAGGCCAGCTTGTCGGCCACCAGGTAGACCCGGCCGTCGGGCATCACCAAGCCGCGCGTGCTGTCGATCGCGCCCATGCTCTGCAGCGATGCGCGGATGCCGGCCGGCAACTGCCACACGCTGGGCACCACGAAGGTGTCGACGCCGGCCCAGTCGGCCGCCACCCGGGCGACCATCTGGCTCAGTTCGTTCACCGGCACGCCATGACCGGCCGCGCCCTGCTTGAGCTTGGGCGCGTCGGTCTTGGCCAGGCCGACCACGGGCCGGCTCTTGGTGATGGCAGCCAGCGCCTCTGGCTTGTTCACCGGCATGAAGTAGCGCGTGTTCCAACTGATGCGTTCCTCGATCACGCCTGCGTCGAGCAGTTCGCGGCGCAGCGCCGGGCCGACGTTCGACGGCAGGCCCTTGATCTCCACGCGCAGGTCGTCGGACACGCGGGCGCGCTCGAGCTTCCAGCCGTTGGCCAGTTCGGCCGTCTCGCCCTTGAGCACCCGGGCCAGCACTTCGGCCGGCGGCAGCTTGCTCTCCGGGGCGGCGATGTTCAGGCGCTTGCGCAGTTCGGCCACGTCGCTCTCGTGGATCACGCGGCCCAGCAGCCGGCGGCCGTCGTTGGTCTGCGTGCGCGCTACCTGCATCGTGCCCTCGGTCTTGAGCCGGTCCCAGATCGGCAGCATGGCGCCGACGATCATGTGCGTCTTGGTGGTGTAGGTCGGTGGCTTCTTGGCGTTCTCCTGGTCCCACTTCAGGCGGGCCTGGTCCTCGGTGATCGTCTTCCAGGCTTCCTTGTTCCTGAAGTCCTCTTCGGTGCGGAAGGCCATGCCGCCGGTGCCCAGCATGCGGTAGCGCTCGACCACCGCGCCGTTCTTCAGCGTCTGGTTGCCGCTGCGCACGCGGCCCCACACCCGGCCGCTCTGCGCGTTGACGATCCACTCGATCTTGGCGCCCTGCGACTTGGCCTCGGGGAACAAGTGAATGCGCGTCGGGTGCGTGAGCTCGAGCTCGACGTAGGCGGTTTGCGCGCCGGTGCGCTCCTCGGTGAAGACGATTTCCTCGTGCGTGACCTTGGACTCCAGCGCCCGGATGGTCTGCATGCCGGTGTCGAGCTCTCCGCGCTCGGCGGCCTGCTCGATGATTTCCTCCATGCGGCTGATGAAGCCGTTGAACACCAGTTCCTGGGTTTCGAGCTTGAGCGACAGCAGCCGGTTGAGGAACTGCCGCACCTCGGGGATCTTCGCCTCGGTGATCTGGCGGGTGTCCTTGTTCACCATGTCCTTCAGGCCGAGCTGCTGCAGCAGGTCGTTGAAGTCCAAGCCCTCGATCTGGCCGGCTTTGGCGTCGAACAGGAAGGCCCGCACCGCGCGCTCGGCGTACTTCGACTCGAGGTTGTCCTTCTCGCTGAACAGGCCGCCGCTGCTGGTGTCGCGCTGGCCCTTGGTCAGGGCGCCGAGCTGATCCAGCCGGCGCGCGATCGACGACAGAAAGCGCTTGTGCGCCGGGATGTTGGTGGCCACCAGCTTGTAATGCGGCGCCGATGCCTGATTGGTGCGGTGCGTGCGGCCCAGGCCCTGCACCGCCTTGTTCGCGCGCCAGCCTGGCTGCACCAAGTAGTGCTGCCGCTTGCGCTGGTTGGCCTTGGTCAGGTCGGCCTGGAAGCTGAAGCCGGTGCCGCCGGCATCGCTGAAGATCAGCACGCGCTTCTTGTCGGCCATGAAGGCGTCGGCATCCGCCCGCGCCGCCGCGCCACCGCGCTTGTCGATGAAGGCCTTGGGCTCGTCGCCCTTGTGGTGCTTGTTCCAGCGCCCGGCCACCACGCGCTGCTTGCGGCCCGTCACCTCGGCCACGATCTCGGGCCCGAAGTGGTTGATCAGGATCTCCAGCGGGCCGTCCGGCACGCTGATCTGCTGCAAGTCCTCGATCAGCTTGTCGCGCATGGCCACCGCGGCCTTGTTCAGCACCGGGTCGCCCTTGGAGTCGAGCACCGGCACGGTCTTGCGGTTGCCTTCCTCGTCGACCACGTCCTGGTACTGCTGCACCGGAAACGACTTGCGCACCATGTCGATGAGCTGGTCGCGCGGGGTCAGGTCCAGGTCTTCGAGGTCGGTTTCCTCGCCGTCTTTCTGGCGCTTGGCCGTTGCGCGCTCCTGCTGCGCCTCGTTGGTGTTGACCAGTTGCAGCACCACCGCGTCGCCGCGGGCAATGTCGGCCTCGACCGCTTCGATCACCGAAGGCATCTGCATGCTGGTGATGATCTGGTTGAAGAAGCGCTGCTGCGCTCCCCAGAAGGCCGACATGGCGTTCGACTTGGCCTTGCTGTTCTTGGTCTTGCCGGACTCGCCGGTCGCACCGATGGCCTTGAGCGCCTCCTCGATGTTGTTGAGCACCACCTGCCAGGCATCGGTCAGCCGGTTGTAGATGTCGTGCTGCAGCGGGTTGAGCTCGTGGTCGATGCGCGAGTAGTTCACGCCGTCGTAACTCAGGCTGCGCGCCATGTAGGCGCCGGTCTGCTTGAGGTCGCGCGCCACCAGCTCCATCGTGGCCAGGCCGCCGGCCGTCATCTGGCTGATGAACTCGCTGACGCTGGCGAACGGCGTGCTCGGGCCCCAGATCCCCAGCCGGTTGGCGAAGGACAGGTTACTCACCTCGGTGGCGCCGGTGGCCGAGACGTAGACCACCCGGGCGCCCGGCAGGCGCCGCTGCAGATCGACCACAGCCAGGGCCTGGTCCGATGGCTCGCTGGCGCCGCGCGAGCCCTTGATGGGCACCGCGTTGCCGGCGTTGTGCGCCTCGTCGAAGGCGATCACGCCGTCGAAGTCGGGGCCCAGCCATTCAACGATCTGGTCGACGCGGGTCTTGGGCTTGGCCGCTGCCGCGACGGCAGCCTGCCAGCCCCTGTTGCCGCCGATCGACGCGATGACGGCGAAGTTGAACGACGATGCGCCGCCACCGATCTCGACCTTGGCGGTGCGACCGTTCGCGTTGATCGACGCCAGCGTGCCCGTGCGCCCGTCAGCAAGAACGACAGGGTCGCCCTTGTTGAATCCGCCCGGCAGCCCGTTCTTGGCCTCGCTGCGCAACGTGGCGTAGGTGGTGAACAGGATCCCTTCGGCCTGGCTCACCGACCCAGCGGCCTTGGTGTCGCCCAGGTTGAAGATGCCCTTGGACTTGAGCACGCTCTCGGCCGTGACCCCCTCCTGGATGCCGGCAAAGTCGCGCGCCGCGTCGTTCATCAGGCCCTGCTTCTCGCTGACCCAGACGTGCTTCTTGCGGCCCTGGCGGATGTTGTCCAGCAGGATTGCGCTGATCTCGCGGCCCTTGCCGACCCCGGTACCGTCGCCGATGAAGAACCCGCGTCGGTAGGGCGTGCCGGCCTTCAGCCCGAAGTCGCGCGCTTCGGTGTCGCCGACCTTGGTTTCCAGCAGCTGCTGGTGCGACTGCCCGGCATAAACCACGGCCTCGATCTGCGCGATCGACACCAGACCCTTCTGGATCGTTTCCGCGGGCAGGTTGGGCGTGTAGGTCGGCACCGGCGGCAGCACCGATGCCATGGCGGCCGACTGCACCAGCGGGCCCGGATGCGCCTTGGCACCTGGCACCTGCAGGCGCTGCGGCTGGTAGCCCTCAAAGACCGAATCGGTCAGCTCGCCGGCCGCGACCGTGCTCGAGCCAACGGTTACGCCGGACTGGTCCCCGGCGGGATCAGGTCGACCACCCACCGCAGCATCATTTCGCCCGCTTCCGTTCGCGTCTTGGCCCGCAGCAACCCCGCCGGGCTGATCGCCTCCTGCATCCCCTCTGGATCGTTTGCCTCGGCCAGGCCTGTTGCTTGGCTGACCGCCTCGGCCCAGTGGTGATCCGCCGCCAGGTTCTCCAGCGCCCAATCCAGCAGCAGCGCCAGGTTCAGCCTGCCCTGCGTCGGGGCGAACTCCGTCCCCTTCAGCAGCATCCCGGCCAGTTCCCCCGCGGGGGTCTGGTTCAGCGCTGTGATCCGTGACTGGAAGCTCATGTTCGGGTCGGCCATTGCGCACCTCTGCAAGCAGGTGGACGAGTTCAGTGTATTCCGTCGCCTTGGTGGTGACGGGCTTTTTTCCGCTGGGCGCGACCTTGTCGATGACCAGGATCACGTTGTCGAACGTGGTGCCGTACTTGGCATAGCCCGAGCCGTCCATGGGCACGGCCGCGCGCACGTCGTACTTCGCGCCGATCTTCTTCCACCAGTCGCGGAAGGCCGGCTTGTCCATGCCCATGCCTTCGCCGACGATGGCCACCAGCCGGCCGCCCGCGGGCAGCCGCAGCAGCGCCTGCTCGACGTGGCGCGCGCCGACCATGGTGTCCTTGACGCCACCGAGCGAGTTGCTGAACGGCGGATTCATCACCACCACCGTCGGCCGCACGTCGTCGGGCAGGATGTTGTGCAGGTGCTCCGCGTCCTCGTGGAACACACGCGCATCCGGCAGCACCTGCTGCAGCAGCGCAGCGCGGCGGGCCGAGAACTCGTTGAGCACCACCTTGGCGCCGGCCAGCCGCGAGAACACGGCCAGCCCGCCAAGGCCGGCAGACGGCTCCAGCATCACGTCGGTCGGCCGCACGCCGGCCACCCAGTTGGCCACAAAAGCCAGCGGCGGGACCGTGCTGAACTGCTGCATCTGGTCCTGCTCGGCCGTGCGCTTGGTCTGCGTCGGCACCTTCTCGAGCAGACGGGTCAGCGCCGCCACCGTGCGCTGCGCGTCGTCCTCGGCCACGGCCGGGCTGAACAGCGCAGGCGAGCGCAGGATGCGCAGGTTGATGGCCGCTTCGAGCGCGTCGTAGGCATCCTTGGGCGTGTACTTGCCCTCGGCCTGCGTGCCGCCGAAGTGGCGATCGGCCATGTTGAACAGGGTGCGCCACTCCATCGGCGTGGCCACGTGCATCAGGTGGCGCTCGATGTCGCGCGCCAGGGCCATCGACGGTGAGCCGGCCGGCGCGTCGGCTTGCTGCTGCTCGAGGTTGTTGCCCAGCGCCTCGTCCTTGGCGAACTGCATGGCGTAGGGCTTGATGCCGTCGCCCAGTTGCTGGATCAGCAGCTTGAACAGATCCTTGAGGGTCTTGCCCGCCTCCTGGAAGGCCTTGAGCGCCGCCTTGAAGTGCGGCTTGGCCTCGTTGTAGGCCTCCTCGTCGAATCCGGCCGGGAACGAGTTGAGCCGGCCCGCCTTGCTGCCGAACAGCTTGGCCAGGCCGGTCAGAGCCTGGTCGGCACCCTTCACGCCGAGCTTGGCAGCCTCGGCGATCAGGTCGCGGGCGGTGGGGTCGGCATCCTCCCGAGAAGTCGCCTGGGAATTCTTGGTGGCGACTGGCGTCTCTTGGTTTGCCGGCGCATCGGCCGCGCGCCGGTTCGCCAGCGCCGCATCTGTGGCCGCCTGCAGGTCGTATGCCGCCGCCGGCACCGCGCCGCCCGAGAACTGCACCGTGGTGTAGGCCTTGCCGCTGGGCGTGCGGTCCATCGCGCCGCCACCCTCCCAGCTTGCCGTCCAGCCGTCGCCCACGGTCTTGAACACACCGAAGCCGACCATGTCGGTCTGCCCGGCGCGGCCGAACTCGTGGATGGTCGGGATACCGTGGCCAGCCTCGGACAGCAGCACCGGCGTGCCCTTGGCCAGCAGCCGGTGGATCTCGGCCCAGTCCTCGGCCGTCCAGCGGTCGCGGTCCTCGGCTGGCGCGCCTGGCGGCGGCACGTCGGGCTGCTCCTGCGCTTCTTCGCGCAGCTCGGCCGCGGCCTGGTCGAACAGGTCCGACAGCTCCTGGTCCGACAGCGGGCCCTGCGCGCTCGACGGCGGCGGGGCATCGACCACCGGAGGCGGCTGCAGATCCTTCAGCTTCTGCTCGGCCAGCTCGTCCAGGCGCCGCTGCTCGGCCGCCGCGGCATCGGCCTTGGCTTGCGCGTCAGCAGCGGCCTTGTCGGCCGTCTCGGCCAGCACCTGGTCGTAGTAGGCCTGCATGACGTCGCGCTTGGACAGTTCCTCCATCCGCCGCGCGCCGGCCTTGAACTCGTCGGGCAGCGCCGCCTCGAAGGCGGCCAGGCCCACAGTCGGGCGGCCGTTCTCCCACGTCGTCGCCTTGGCCAGCGCCGCCAGCGCCTGGTTGAACTGCTTGCGCTCCTGCCCGGTGGGGTACGGGGTGCCGCGGTAGCCGGCGGCCTGCGTGACCTTGCCGTCAGCCACCCAGGCGTTCACCAGGTAGGTGCTGGCGTGCGGCAGCGTGTCGAAGGCCCAGGACTCGGCCGCGCGCGCGATCAGCTCCTTCTCGTTGCCCCAGTAGTCCTTGCCGAGCTGGTCCGCGTTGACCTTGTAGGCCGACTCGGCCCGATCCCAGCGGCGCAGGCCGAGCATAGCCGCATCGACCTTGTCCAGGTTCTTGTTGCCCTTGAAGTACCAGCCGCCGGTGAGGAACTGGCGCGCACGGGCATCGACCTTCTCGGGCGTCAAGATCCCGTGCTGCAGGATGTCCAGCAGTCGGCCGCGAACTGCCCTCCACTGGCCTCCCATGAAGTGGTCCAGCGCGTGCACCCACTCGTGGTAGACCGTGCCGTCGCCCTTGGTGTTGGTGACGTTGATCACCTGCACCGGCCCGATCGGGCTGGGCTGGTTCGGGCTGAAGTGCGCCGCGTGCTTGCCGTGGCCCAGCGCGCCGATGGTGAAGTGCAGTTGCCCGCCGAAGCCCAGGTTCTTGGCGTCGGTGCCGAAGTGCTTGGCCAGGTCGTTGAAGGCGTCGAAGCTGTAGTTCAGGTGGTCCTGGTCCTCCTTGGCGCCAACCCACTGACCGAACCCGACGTCGGCCATGCCGAACGTGGCCTTGAACTGCTCGGGCGTGACGTTCTCGCCCTTGCGGTAGTCGGGCCCGCCGTCGCGCGAGACGCGGTCCAGCCGCGGCGGCACCAGAGGGGTGGCCTTGTCTGGAAGTTCGACGGTCTTCTCGTTGGCGATCAGGTTCTTCGACCACGCCGACTGGTGGCTGAGCTGCATCACGTCCGAGGTTTCACCGGCCCAGGCGTCGATGCCGTTGCGGGACGAAACCAGCGCCTGCCCGCTCGCGGTGAGCATCGACGGGTCAAGGTTCCAGCGCTTGTCGCTGAACTCGCGCACAAAGCGCTCGTGCCACTTCTGCGCGGCCTCGCCCACCGATGACGTGCCCTCGATGACCGCCGTGATGCCGCGCACCTGCTCGAGGTACTCCTCGGCCCTGGTGCGCAACCACTGCGCCCGGTACGCCTCATCGGTCTCGAAAGAATCGTTCTCGGCCTGCGTGACCGTCTTGCCGTTGTGCTGGTAGGTGGATGGCTGGCGTCTTCCCTCCAGCATGAAGTCGATGTTGCTCTTGTCGCTGCTGGCGTACTTGCCGCGCACCGCCACAGCCCCAACCCAGCGATAGGCCGCCTCGAGCCAGGCTTTGAACGGGCGCACCTGGTCACGCACCTCGGTGACGTACAGGCGATAGCCCGGCGTCACCCCGTCCGGCAGCAGCGGGGAGAACAGGTCGGCCCGGTTCGTCGCGCGCTCGATCTGCTTCCAGGCCTTCTTGATGTCGGACTCGCCGGCCTTCATCTGCTCGCGCATCTGCTCGTACCAGCGGCGCAGGTCCAGGCCGGTGTTCTGCAGCTTGTTGACCGGGCGGCCCTCGTACCAAGCGGCGCCTTCCTCGGCCTGCATCCACTCGCGTGCGGCGTCGTAGCCGTGCACGCGCACGTTGAGGTTGTCGCCGGTCAGCGTGCTCTTGGTCTTGCCCTGCAGCGCGTGGGTCCAGCCCAGCGCGAAGGCCGTCTGCATGGCCGCGTCGTTGGGGATGTTGGCCTGCTCCTTGGCCGCGCCCAGCGCAGCGCCGAACACCGCCGGGTCGCGGTGCTTCTGCTTGGCCAGGTCGGCCGCCTTCTTGGCCGCCTCCTTGTGGATGGCCCTGGCCAGCAGGGCACGCTTGCCGGGCCCGACCTTGTCGCCGGCCTTGGCGTCGACCAGCACCGCGACGTTCTTCTCCGACATACCGACCACTTCAGGGTTGGCCATCAGGTCGCGGAAGATGCTGCGCTCGGTTTCTCGCTCGACGCGGCGGGACTCGATCGCGGCCTTGCGGGCATCAGCAGCGCGCTGCTCTCCATCGCGTCGCATGCGCATCCGGTACGCCTCATCGTCCGCAACGCGCTGGCGAAGCTCGGCCAGCGTGACGCTCTTGCGCGCCTCGGAAAGCTGATTGGCCCTCACGGTCACTATGACGGTGTTGGAGTCAGGGCCGTCCATCACGTCATCATCGATGCGCCACTGGTTCTCGCCGTCCGCGTCCGACAGCACCGCCTTGGCCGGCGCCAGCAGAACCGCAGCCGAAGCCGGCTGCGGCTCTTGCTCGGCCTTCTCATCCGCCGGCGCAGCGGCCGGCCGAAGTGCGTTGCGCTCGCCGATGGCCTCGGTCAGCAAGTCGCGCGTGGCCTTGAGCCCCGCCTCGCTGGCCTTCATGCCGCCGTCGCGCAACTCGGCCGCACGGTTGACGATGGTGTCCTCGTCGCCCGGGGCCAGGCCGGCGCGGGTCTTCTTCAGGCAGGTGGTGAGCGATCCCATGTCGATCCTTCGCTACCCGTCAAGGCAGCCGCTGAGAATGATGGCGACGGCGATGTCGAACAGCTCGTCGTTGGTGTAGCCGGTGCGGTCGGTGCGCCTGCGCGGCGCATCAGGCCCGGAAATGACCGGGGCCGCGGTATCCGGCGCGGCGTCTTCGCCCCAAGTGCCGCCCCAGCAGTTGCCCCAGGCGCCGCCCCAGGCGTCGCCGCTCACGCCGGTCTCCAGGGGTTGCTGCCGGCAACGCCAGCGCCCTGGATGGTCACGTCGTTGACCTTCTTGATGTTCACCGGCAGCGTCGTGGACTCAAGCTCGGCGCGAACGTCGGCCGCGATGCTCAACAGCGCCGCGGACTCCTCGCTCGTCAGGCCGGACACCCCGGTTTCAACCAGCGTTGCCGCGGCGCTGGCCAGCACCAGCACCTGCGGGTTGCCGGTGTTGTTGACCCGGGCCAGCGCATCGGACAGGTTGCCGCCGCTGACGGCGGCCTGGTACGAGCCGGCCTCGAAGTCGAGCTTCCACGTCGATCGCAGCGCCACCGTGATGCCGGTGCTGATGCCGCCGCCCAGGTCGTTCTTGCCGGTGGCGTCCGCGATCTGGTCGTAGGCGATGCCGCGAGCGCTGGCCTCCTCCTCCCGGATCGCGTTGATCAGAGTCTGCATCAGCACCGGGGCCGCATCGGCCTGCGGCACGCCGATGCGCTTGGTGGTGTGGTCGAACGACAGGGCCACGTCAGGTCACGATGGTGTCAACGGTGCGGATCGCGCTCACCGCGGCGCCGGCCGTGGTCACGGTGCCGGTGTTCTCGAAGGGCTGGATGCCCTTCTTGCGCACGCGCACCACGATGTCGAAGTCGGCCGAGTAGACGAAGGACTTTGTCATGCTGGCGCCCGCGGCCAGGCCGTCGATGTACGGCTGATAGAGCGATGCGCCGCCGGCCCCGGTCAGGCCTGGCGAAACGCCGGTGAACTGCTTGGCCGGCCGGTTGATGCCGGTGTAGGTGTGCTGCACGTCGCCGATGCGCAGGGCGCCGGTGTCGGGAATGTCGGCGCCCAGCACCTCGTTGACCACCACGGTCGCGGCGGCAGCGTGCGCGCCGTTGAGCGTGAACTGCGCCTTGTTGATGCCGCCAGATCCGTCGTCGCGGGCCGCCAGCACACGGTCGCCTGCTCGCCACCGTCACCGGCGGCGTGCGCGTCGTGCCGGCCGCGTCGATCAGCACCAGGTTGTTGCTGTCGCTGACGTTCTCGAGCCAGATCCCGCGGGCGCCGAAGAACTTGCCGCCCGCGAAGCTGCCGAACGGGGCCGCCTTGACCTGGCTGTAGCTGCCGCTGGCCGCCAGGTAGAACCGGCCATCGGTCGTGTTCTCGGGGTTGTCGATGTCGGTGGAGTTCTCGCGGCGCGTCAGGTACTTCAAGCGCCGGTACACGTTGATCACGGAGTTCCCGCCGCCGTCGATCACCGCGTCATAGTTCTGTGCGCCAGCGCCGTCGCCGATGTCCTTCGAAGCCGTGCCGAAGGCGATCGTGACGCCGGCCACCGAGGCGCCGGTTGCGTCGTCGTTGATGTCGTCCTCGGTCGACAGCGGCACCGGGTTTCGGCCGCCGGTGGTCGGGGCCTGGATCTCGAAGTTGTCGTACCGATCGCCGAGGTCGCGGCTGAAGAAGCTCACCTTGCGGCTGTTCACGTCGGCTGCAGCTGCGCGCACCTTGACCAGAACGTCGATGTCGCCGTTCGTGTAGCCAGGCGGCGACGCTACGAGGGTCTGGTTCTGCTCGATGTAGATGACCGCGCCAGCCTTCAGCGAGCCGAGGTTGTAGAAGTTGGCCCACAGGTCGTCGGTGGCGTTGACCTTGATCGCGCCGCCGGTGAGGTAGCCGAGGTCCGAGTCGGCATTGAACGTCCAGCCGTTGATCAGCTCGTACTCGGTTGGCGTGTTCGCGCGCATCGGGACGGTGTCGTCCATCTGCGCGGCGTCGTCGACCAGGTCCATCAGCCACGAGTACATGGCATTGACGCTGTAGCGCGTCGAGCCCGCCGTGTGGGAGATTTTCTTGGTGGAGTAGTTGAGGGTCCAGTCGTCTTGGATGGCCATGACGGCTCCTATGCGGCAATCGTGTCTGCGACCTGAGCCACGTAGACCGACTGCGCTCCGGCAGCGATCGTGGCCAGGGTTTCAAAAGGCTGGTACTTGGGGGCTGAAGATCCCTTGCGCACCTTGATGCGAAGGTCGTTGTTGGCCGAGCCGCCAGCGTAGTAATCGAGCGTGATCGTCACCGTGCTCGCGCCGGCCACGCCTTCGGCATTGCCGGTCGGCGTGGCGAGGCTGCCGTCTCCCTGGCGCTCGATGCGGTAGCGGCTGCCGACGACGACGTTGGTCAGGGTGAGGGTCATCGAGCCAACCACGTCGGTCGGAAGCAGTTGCGTCGCAGCCTCGGCCCTCGGAAACGGTATCGAGCGCGCGTACAGATCGACAGCCGCGTACTCGACGAACGGAACCCCGGCCGAGAGATTGAGCGTCACCGTCATGAAATCACCAGATCGGGGCTGACGTAGATTGAACCGTTGGCCAGCGGAGGACCGCACAGCCAAAGGTCAGCCACGATCTCAGTGTTCTGATCGACCGAATTGGTCGTTGTGATCGTGAGCTTGCGCGAGGAAACGCTGGCTAACCCGTTGAGAGTCCATGAGCCGGTGCCGACGCCAGCGGGAAGGGACGTTGCAAGGCCGGCTTCATGCAACGAGTACGGTTCCATCGTTGACTCGTACTTGAGCACGCCGCCGCTGGTGTACTTCAGATTCATCCACACCTGCGCTCCGGTCGGGATCTCGCCCGAGGGGACCAGCAATTCGAGCGCCAGGGTCTTCGAGCCCGCTGCGCCGCGAAAGAAGCTGGCGTATCTCCCGACGCGAAGTGGCCTGGTCGCTACCAATCTCGTCGTCTCACGCGAAATTCGATGCGACGCGCCGACTCCGCTTGCCAGCGTCGCGTTGTAGTACGGATGCACCGACGCGCCGAGCCAGTCAATCGTGTAGTTGTTGCACTCGTAGCGAAACTGCCTGTCTGATCCCCCGTCGTCCCACAGGAAATATCCACACGGCGCCGTCAAACCAGCAACCACTCCTGCAGATGGGTTCGATAGCCCGCGGCAGTTCTCGAACGACACGATCAACGAACAGTTGGTTAACCAATTGGATCCGCCACTGATTGGCGATGTCACTGAATAGACGTAATTGTCGACGACGAACGCACAATTCACATAGGAGATCATCGTGATTGATGCTGAATTCGGAGGCGCCACGGACACGGCGTGCAAGCCGGTAACGTTGGCCCCGATCCCACTGTACTCGATGATCGAGTCGGCAATTTTGTAGACGCTGCTCGTGTCGCTGTTGCTGACGGTGCAAAAAGACCCCGCGGACAACTGACTTATCTTGCACCCGTGGATATTCAGAAGCAAAGACGGGTTGCCGGAGGCGTACTTGAATTGCGAATTTGCGTTTACCGCAGACAGCCAGATGTTCTTTAGGTCCGTCGTCGCGGCGTCACGGGCCACGGTCATTACGAACGATGTGGAGTTCGAGTTGAAGGTAACTTTCAAGCCGTACTTTGCCCGCGCCGCGATACGCAAAGTCCCCGAGGTTCCTGGGCGAAGGTTCCAGTTGCCACTTGACCCGGTGCACGCCAACGTAAGCGTACCGTTGTCGCCGGACCAGATGGTCCCGTTGTCAAACAGCACCGACCGGTACGATGACGACGGCCCCGTGACACTCGTTGTGGTGCTGCCGTTGCTCACCGACGCCGACAAATCAACCGAGGACCGCTTGGTCCGGGCGTGAATGAGGTCAGTCGAGGCCCCCGGGTCGGTCGGCGCTCCTGCCTTGGTCGAGGTGAGCACTCCCCACAGGCCGATTGCGACTCCGAAAACGGCTGCCCCGTTCATGAGGTAGCCGAAGGGTCCGTTCGCCCCACCTGCAAACTGCGTGATCGTCGGAGGCGTGGCCCAGCCACTGCTGCTGATGGCGACGTTGCTGTTCGATGCGTGGTTCAGGTCCGCGCCAGCGATGCGAGTGGCGATCTGCAATGTATCCGTCGTGCCGGGCTTGACGCGGGCGAACTGCCAGTAAGGTAGGGCCAGCAACAGGGCCGATGTACCGGAGTTGGTTGCCGCATCGCACTGCGCGGTGCCTGTGCCGAAGGTGTTCAACATCGCCACCAGATTCGAGACACACGTCGCAATCGTCGCGCCAAGAGTCCACTGATTCTTTGCGGCAGCCGTGGTCTTCGCAGTCAGCGTGGCACCGGCAATGACCAGGGTGTTCCCATCGGCCGGGAGCACCGTGATCTGGATCTCTGCAATCGCAACCGCCGCACTATGACCGGGGCCTGCCTTGCCGTTGCCATCCATCGGCAACGGTTTGTCGGTCGCTCCAGCACCCCACGTCGGGGTAGCTGCATACGCCTGGTATTCGGCGCCGACCGCGCTGATGTCGAGATAGAACTCAGCCATCACGCACCTCCAAGAATCTCATCCCGTCGAGCGACGGTGAGATACCCCTGCTGCACGAGATAACCCATGCCGGCCAGGGTGTCGGGGTCGTTGGAGTGGATCGTGTCGGCCTGCTCCAGCAGGCTGAAGAAGTCGTGCAGCACAGGGTCTGCGGCCCTCGCATTGCGGATTGGGATGCGCTCGCTCATCGTGAAGCGGCGCAGGAAGTCCAAGCGTTCCCACTGCAACACCGGGGCCGGCGTCACCGGCTCAACGGGGTCGGGCTCGGGCGTGTGGTCGTGCGTGGCGAACTCGAAGCCGACCCATGGCTCGGGCTGTGCCGAGGCGTAGCGGTAGACCTCGGCGCCATCGGACTTGCGTGTGACGATGTAAGTGGTCATGAGGCCTTCACTTGCAGTAGATGCGTCGCTCCCAGCGATCTTTCGGCAACGCGCCGCTGGCCGACTTGGTGGCGTCTGGCAACCACTGGAGATTGATGACTGTGTCGCAGCCGCCGCAGGCCAGCGGAATGACGTGGTCCAGCTCCCAGCCCGGACAACTGCCTCGCGTGCGCCCCGTTGATGGGCACGGGTGCTCGGCTCTGAACTCGCGCAGCACAGCCCGTGAACGAGCAATGCGGCCATCGCTTGCACGTGCGGCCGGTCCGCAGTAGCGGGGGTCTGCCGCACTTGCCTCGAAAGCGGCGAGCGCGAGCAATGCGACGGCGAACAGGATGGTGCGGTTCATCAGTCTCTCTCGATCGTCATCACCTGGTCGGGCTCCAGGTGGTTGCGGCCCTTGATGGTCACGGTGAACTTCGCCGGCTGGGCCACATGCACGACGGCTGGCGGTGCTTGTGGCACGTTGACGTTCACGGTCGGCTGCAGCGCGCGGATGGCCTGAATCAGCGGCGTCAGGTCTTGCGCCTTGAGCGCCTGCATGGCCTCGACTGCATCGGCGACGGCCGCCTGAATGCCGGCCAGGCCACGCGCGCCGGTCGCCTTGTCGACAGCCTCGGCGATGTCGACCAGCGCCGTCTCGATGCGTTTGATCCGGGCGTCGAGTTCGGTCATGAGGTCAGACACGCCAGCAGGGCCTTGAGGCCATCGACGCGCTTCTCTGCTGCCAGCAGCAGGTCCTCGCGTGTCGGTTGCGGTTGTGGAGCGTGCTCAGCGGCTGCCGGCTCCGCAGCCGGCGCGGCAGTTCCATCGGCCGGCGCGGCGTCCTTCTTGACCCCAAAGAACTTGTCGCGCGCCGTGATGGCGCCGTGCGCGCGAATGGCATCGGCGGCCTGCGCATCGGTCACGTCGGCCGGGAGCACGATGGGCTCACCGCTCTCGAAGTCGACCATCGCGTACCGCTCGCTGAACGGCGTCCAGGTGCCGTCCTCGTTCTTGCGAAGCTCTACTTCGACGGAGGCTTTCGGGGTGCGGCCGTACTTGCCGATCACGCGCGGCGCGGCGGCATCCGTCGCCCCGGCTTGCGCGGGGGGTTGGGTCGTGACCGGGGCCGCCGCATTCAGTGCCGGATCGGCCGCGGGTGCAGGTGCAGCAGTAACTGGATCCGGCTGGCTGCGTCCATCAGGTGTCGCGGCACCGGGATCCACTCCCGCGGGTGCAGCAGCGCCAGGTCCAGGAACTCGGCCGCTTCCGCCTGGCTGATCACGCCCAGCATCAGCGGGCGCAGCAGGTGCGGCGGCAGGCGTTGCCACGTCAGGCTGCAGCAGGTCATTGGTTGCCTTCGGCGTGTGCACGGCGGCGGCCTTGGCCATGTCCGGCAGCAGCGCCTTGATCTGCCCGGCGTCCATGCGCTGGCTGACCGATCCGATCAGCTTGTCGCCGTAGCCGTCCTTGAAGCTGCGGCGGTACAGGTCGGTTGCCTCGGCGGCTGTGTCGACGCCGGTGATGACCTTGTGCTCGTCGAACTTCCCGTCCGGGTGGTTCTGGTTGATGACCCAAAACGCCCCGTTGTCGCCCTTGTCGCCGATGAACAGATCGACGTGGTCGCCATCGGCGCCGGTGCTGCCGCGGATGTAGCCGTATGCGGCTGGCATTTTTACCGCCCACGGCTTACCATCACCAGGCTTCGATGTCCTGATTGATCCTTTCGGGTTCTCGATTGACACATCCATGCCGGATATGCGCAGGTGCCCCTTTTTATAGTTACCTGCACTGATTTGGGCGTCAGTCGGAAGGGGGCTGTCGTTCGTCGGAGAAAGCGAAGACTCATGCCCGTAGTTCTCACCTGCGCCCACTGCAGCGCCACCGTTTTCAAGCGGCCATCGCAGGTCTGGTCCACGACGTTCTGCAATCGCAAATGCAGGACTGCGCACCAACGCATCAATCGCTCTGCCGCGTACCGCGAGGTCTCTGTTGGTGGCAAGCGCATGTACGAGCACAGACTTGTCGCTGAACGCGCGCTCGGACGCCGCCTCACTCCCAACGAGTTGGTTCATCACCGCAACGGGGATGGAATGGACAACCGCGTTGAAAACCTCATCGTCGTGGACCAGAGAAAGCACCGACTTGAGCACTCTTGCCTGGCTTGGGACATCGAGCGAGCCATAGCCATGGCGCAGCAGCGCGTCCGCACGGCTGACATTGCCGTCGCCCTTGGCGTCACCTACAAGGCCGTCTATGCCGCCCTTCGTTCCCGCGGCGTTGTCGTCTCCGGGATTCGCGGTGTTTCCTGGGACGTTGAGCATGCCGCTCAACTCATCCGCGAAGGATGTTCGCTTCGAGAAGTTGCTCGGCGCGTTGGCGTCAGCAGCCACAGCGTCGTCTCTGCTCGACTGCGCTTGCTTGGGCTTCTGTAGGCCGTCCCCTGCGAGCCCGGTCCCGTCGCCAGCATCTACCGGCGCGCTTTGATCCTGCGGGGCGCCGGTTTCCGCTTCGCTCTTGTCGACCGCCTGCTGCAGGGCCTCGACGCTCTGTTCGTCAATCGGCTTCTGGAAGAACCCGCGCTTGCCGAACGACGCCACCAGCCGCGACAGGAACCCGGGTGCGTCGGCCGCGGGCACGCTGTTGGCGGCCTGAACGGCGCTCTTGGCCGCCGAGGGCTTCAGGCCGAAGGCCGCGGCGAGCTCGTCGAAGCGGCGCACCGCCGCGGCGCGGATCTCGGAGGGCGGCACGTCCTGCTGCGCCGGCTCCATGTAGCGCTCGATGGATCCTTGGATGCCAACCGAGCGGCGCTGCTTCACGAACCCCGCGCCAACGTCGGCGACACCGCTCGGCGCTTCGGCAAGGCCCTCGACAACGACATCCAGCGGCTTGCTGTCGCCAACACCGGCTTGCGCCAGCGCTTCGCCGCCCATCCCGCCGCCGACCTCGACGCCTGCGCCGGCCGCTGCGCCCCTGACGGCCTGGCCGCGTGTCAGCGTGCCGGCAGCCTGGGCCTTGTGCAGCGTCCGGCCGAGCGCGCCGGCAAAGCCCATGGTGATCGAGTCGAAGGCGCCGACGGCCGCGCCGCGGATCCGGCCTCGGTTGTCGATGTCCCGCCTGAATCCGCTGTCCTGCAGGAGAGTGACGACGGCGGCCGGGTCTGATGCGCTGACCCCGCGCTTCTCCATCTCTTCACCGAGCGCTGCCGCGTACTCCTGCGCGAAGCTCGCTGCGGCCGTCACCGGCATCCCGGCAACACCGCCGCCAAGCGCAGTGGCCAGCGATCCGGCCACCATCACCGGGGCCGAGCCGACTGCCGACTCCAGCACCATCGACGCCAGCGCGCGCCAGTTCTGCGGCTGGGCAACGGCCGACAGCACCTTGCCCCACTCGCCGGTCTTGTTGGCGTCTTGCAGGCGATCCAGGCCTGCCTGCGTGGCATCGGCTGGGGCCATCGCACCGGTGCGACGCTCGCCGGCCCGCAGTTGCTCGGCAAAGTCGCTGTCGCCCGTCGCGCCGGCCATCCACAGACCGGTATCGATCGTGCGCTTGACCTGCTCGCCGCCGCGGCGCACTGCGTTCAGCGCGTCGCGCGGCAGTGAAATGTCGGCCGCCTGGATGCTGTCCAGCCCACCCTGCCCGGCCAAGATCGCGTTGTCTGCCGGGCGGGTCTTCTGCGGAGCGAAGAACGGAGACCCGCGCGAAACGCCACGGGACTCGATCTCGGGCCGCGTGATCTGCCAACCCGACGTGCGGAAGGCGTCGTAGACCTTCTGCGGGTCGGCACCTTCGTCCAGCAGGTTGACCGCTTCGTCGATCGCCTCGGCCTTGTTCTTGAACGGCATGTGGCCGCTCATGTAGCCTGCGCGGTCGCCTGCACGCTCACGCACAAAGCCACGGCCTGCCCCGGCCTGACCCTGAGCCTCGTCGGTTGGCGCTGGCTCGGTGCCGGCGACGTAGGGCAGCGCCTCTGACCGCAAGCCCCCCTGGCGGCGCCCACGCGGCACGGCCGCATCCAGCCCTGTCGGCTGCGCATCGGGCGGCCTGGCCGGCGCGTCGACCTCGCCCGTGATCCCGCGCGCCTGCTCCGGCGTGATGCCGCTCAGCGACGGTTCAGGCTGGCTGCGGCCTTCGGACAGTGCCGCGCCGATGCGCGACATCAGGCCTGGAGGCTTCGGAGCCGGCGGCGGCGCTTGCTCGATCGTGGACGCCCACTTGTCGAAGGCCCCCACCTTTGGACTGGCCGCATCTGGTTCTGCCGACGGCGCAGCAGTAGGCGGTAATCCGGCAACGTTGCCGGATTTCTTCATGCGCTTGCTCTCGGCCCAGGCGCGGATGTCTTGTTCGGCCGCCTGCACCTCGGCCAGTCGAGCGTCCGCGGCTTCTGGCGTGGTCGGCGCCGGCGCATAGCGTGACTTTGGCGCCTGCTCAGGCTCAGCAGCAGTCGCCGCCCACTTGTCGAACGCGCCTGCGGCCATTGCTCAGTCGGCCTTCGCGGTGGCCTTGAAGCCCATCTTCGCCGCTGCCGCGTTCATTGCCTCGCTCTCGCTGGCATCCGGGTACTGGCGCAGGTAGGCCTCCATGCCCTCGACGATCTTGGCCGTGGCCGCGCTGCCGACCCGCTTGGAGCCCCACCCGCCTTGGGTCAGGTCGCCGAACGAGTCTTCGACCATGGTCAGGCGCTCCTTGGTGGACAGGCGCTTGCCAGTACCGCCAGGGCCGGATCCGTCCTTGCTGCTGCGCTCCTTGGCCGCGGCCAGGCCCAGGTCGGCGGCATACCGGCGCGCGTCGGCGCCCAGCCTGGCAGAGCCCAGCGTGGCGTTGGCGGTCGTGGTCGTGCGCCTCTGCGCCGCCGCGTTGTTCACGTCAGCCAGCTCCAGCCCGTACTTGTGGCCAGTTTCGAGCTCGCGGCGCTTGTTCTCGCCCTTGACGCCCTCGGTCTGCCGAGCCTGGGATCCCTTCTCGCGCTCGACGATGATCTTTGACTGCGCCTCGGCATCGGCCTTGGCGCGTTCGAAGTTCAGCATCGCTTCGCGCTTGAGCGCGTCCGGGTCCAGCGACAGTTTGATCTGCGCGACAAGCTGCTGCGGGTCCAGCACGTGATTGGTGCCGTCCGACAGCGTGAGTTGCAGTTTCTTGCTGCGTGCCGGAAGACCCATGACCGCATCGGCGCCTTCGATGTACTCGCTGCCCTTGATGGTCTTGCCGTCGAACAGCGTCGGGTAGACCTGGCGCGCGAGCTTGTCCACATCGCCGTCGATCTGGTACTGCTGAAGCGCATCGGCCCGGGTGCGCAGCCGCATCGGCGCGACGCGGGCCTCGTTCTCGAGGAACTGATCCCACAGCCCTGCCTTGGCCAGCGCAGCGCCCCGGGCCTCGGCCGCGCGGAACAGCGTCTGGCTGTTCGGGCGGTACTCGCCCTGTGCGCCGTTCAGCGCCCACTCGGCCTTGCTCTGCTCGATCACGCCGGTGGCGGCCTTGTTCGACGCATCAATGGCCTGCTTCTGCGCCTGCTGGCGGGCGATCTGCTCTTCTCCGCGGCGCCACTGAACGCCCTGCTCGTACGACCGCAGCGCAGCCTGTAGACCAAGTGGGTCTTTGTCCATGTCACGTCCCCGGTTTGGCGTCGAACAGGCCCATGCCATACACATTCGTGAGCGTGCCGAGCACGCTGCCGAAAATGCTGTTCTGGTACTGGGTGTTCTGGTTCTGCGCGTTTGCGCCGGTGGTGGCCGCGCTGTTGGCCACACTGGTGTTGGCCGTCGCCGTATTGGCCGCTTGCAGCCCAAGGTTGGCGTTGCCGCGGCCGAAGTTGGCCACGCTGTTCACCAGGTTCAGCCCGGTCGCCTCGGTGTCGCGCCTGGCCTTGTTGGCGGCGCCGGCCTCGTCCTTGGCCTGCGTCAGCCGGCTCGATGCACCCAGGGCCTGGATGGTGCTCGGGTCAAGGCCGGCGCGCACCATGTCGCGCTCGGCCTCCTGGCGCTGCTGGTCGTAGCTGCTCGACACCAGGCCCACGGCTTCCGTGGCGGCCCGGTCGCGCCGCTCAGGCGTGTCGTAGTTCGCCGCCGCCGTGGCCAGCTTCTGCTCGAGCGGACGGAACGTGGCCAGGTAGTTCTGCCACATATCCTCGCTGCGGTTGCTGTTGCGCGTCTGCTCAGTGATCATGGCGTCGAACAACTGATCGAACCGGCTGGTATCAACCGGGTCGGACATCGTCTCTGCCGTGACCCCGGAAACTACAGCCCCAGCGCCGATGCGGGCCAGGGACTCCCATCCGTTGGTCGCCGCCAACCCGGCGCCGGTCTTCGCTGCACCAGACCCAGACGCAGCCGTTGATCCGTTGCTTGTGGCAGAGCCGCCAAAGTCGGTGCCGTTCCACGCGCCGGTCGTGCTGCCGCCGCCAGCGGCGGAAGCATTCGTGAGGCCAGCATCGCCAAGTTGCGTGAGGCCAGTTTCGGTGCTGGTGAAGCCGTATCCGCCGGCCTCGCCGAGTGCCTCTGGGGCGGCGGCCTCAAGGCCGTTCGCTGCACCAGCGGCGTAGTAGCCGCCGACAGACGCCGCGATGAACTTGGCCAGCCCCAGATTCGTGGAGTCGCCGCTCGACGGCCCGATGTAGTTGCCCTGGTCGTCCCACACGTCGGTCGACTGCACGTCCCACGCACCGCCGCTGGCGTTGCCGTAGATGCGCGTACGCGGAGCGCCGAACTGGTCTGGCCCTGAAGGGCTGCTGCCGATGACATCGCGGCGCCGATCAACCGTAAATCCAGCCAGGTCGCCGCTGCCTGTCCACTGCCCGAAGTCGGTGCTGTTGTTTGACGTGCCTGCGCTGCCCTGCACCAAAGCCAGCAGGCGCTGCAGTTGCTCGGGCGTCAGGTTTGCCACTCTTTGCTGGGTCGCGTCCGACAAGCCGGCCATGGCGCTCTCTCTCGTGGTTGGTTGAATCTACGGCCCGAATTGGCCCAGATCGTGGTTTGCCTCAAAGACCCCGTTTCAACGCGGCATCGCTCGGCGCCATGCGTCGGCCGCCGAGGCGGCGCCGGCCGGGCTTGCGCTGGGGGGGGCGAGCTTGCCGCTGCTCGTGCACACCAGCCCGACGGCGCGCATCCCGAACCAGACCACCACGCCGGTGCCCGCCTCGACGCGGGGCCCGCCGTAGCCGCTGATCCTGCCGTTGAGCACCACCGTCTGCGGCCCGCACCCGGACAGCGGCGGGCGGCTTGCAGCGGCGGGCAGCGCCGGCACGGGGGGCGCCAGCGCCAGCGCGGGCCGCCAGTCGCCATCGACGCAGGCCACCGGCCAGCGCCGGCCGTCGGCTGCCACAGCGTCGACGCGCCCGCCCGCTGGCACGCCAGCACCGGCAGGCCGGCCATCGTAGGTGTAGCTCACGCCGTCTCGATCGACCGTGATCTGCGTGTCGCAGTGCGTGGCGGGCTGGCAGGTGGCCACCCGCTGCGCGCGCCGGCCGTCGTCGCACTGCTCGACCAGCAGCCCGCGCATGCCCCCCTCGGTCTGGCGCCAGACCCCGTAGGCGCCGTGGATCAGCACTTGGTCGAGCCGCGGGTCGTCGACGCCGCTGTAGCCTGGCCTGGCCGGTGCAGTCGTGCATGTGTAGCCGCCGGCCGTCCAGGTGCGCGGTTTGCCGTACTCGACAGGGATGCACGGCGCTGGCGCGCGCGGCGCGACGGCCGCGGGCGGGGTACAGCCGGCCTCCCAGAACCCAGACGCATTGACGCGCTGCCCGTGCTTTCCGGCGCGGCGCTCGATCTGGCCGGCGCGGTCGCCAGAGTAGATTTCCCCGATGCCACCCTCGCCGCACGCGGTGGGGGTCACGTCGGCGCGGGTCAGGGCGGGGGTGCTCGCTGCGCTGGCGGCTGGCATGGGCTGCGCGCGGACCGGGATCAGCGTCATTGCCCACAGGATCAGCAGCACGACGGCGATCCAGATCAGGGACTGGCGGGTGTCGGGGCGCATGGGGCATCTCCTTTCGGTTGAGAGTCGGGAACCATCTGCTTCTCCATCGCCTCGAGCATCCCGTTCGCCACCTCTGGCGTCAGCCGGTTGCCCAGGTTGCGCTCCAGCATCTGGCCGAGCAACTGGATGGCGGCGGCGCGCTCCTGGCCTGTCATGGCGTCAGCGGCAGTTGAAACTGATCGGCGTCGCGCGCCGCAGCCACTTGCCGGTACAGACTGAACACGATCTGGTAAAGCTGTGCGTGTGTCGCAACGCCACCGGTCGGCTCTCCGGTCGTCGGGTCCAGCAACGGGATCTCGCCGCTCGGATCGAACGGAGCGAAGATCGAGGCCACATCGCCCAGCGATTGGACGTTGCCGTCGAGCATCACTGCGGATTCCTCCTGGAACGTGGCGCCCTTCTGCCCGACCAGCGGGTTCTGCAGCAGCACCAGGCGAGCGCGCTGCCAGCGCGTACCGGCCAGCGCCGTTTCTTTGTAGTTCACAGGCATAGGCATCTCTCCTTGGTCAGGTCCAGACTGGCACGTAATGGGTGGTGCCGTTAAGGTTGATCGTGATCCACGAGTTGGTGGTCGCCGCTCCAGGCTTGTTGGCGGCTGCAAACGTGGCCGTCGCTGCGCCCGTGGAGGGCGTCTGGTCGATGCGCAGCGAGCTGAAGCGGCCGCCGGGCCCACTGGTCGAGTAGCCCCAGACCCCGGGCCCGGAGTTGCCGCTGCCCTCGACGGCGGCTGCGCTGCTCTGCTGCGTCACGAACAGCGCGCCGAAGATCGCGCTGTTGCCCGTGATGCGCGTGCGCCCGTTGTCCGCATCGGCCTCGAACGTCAGCAGGCCGGTCGACGTGTAGCCGCGAATCGTGTTGGACGTGCTCTCGTTGAGAACGATGCGCGCGCCGCTGGCGGCTGTGCGCACCAGCGCGCCGGTGATCGTGCCGGCCGTGATCGTGCCCAGGTCCGCGCTCAGCGCCGACAGGCTCCCCACCCTGAAGTTGCTCAGGTACGGCTCATTCCAGACCGTCTGGCCTGTTGCCGGGTTGTAGACACCGTCGGCCTGGTACATCGCCTGCCCAGCTGCCGGGGTCTGTGTGGCGGACGTCCACGTGGTGGCCGCGTTTGGGTTGCTGACCGTCGACGCACCCGGCAAAGCATCGCCAGCCACGGTCAGCGTTGTGCCGGCGTCCCAGGTCACCGCCGTGAACGCGCTGATCGTGAACAGCGCATAGGACCGGCGGGCGTTTGCGCCCTGTGCTCCCGGGGACCCCGTGTCGCCTGTGGTCCCCACGGGCGCCTTAGTCAGTGTGAACGTCCGGTCGATCGTCTTGGTCACGCCGCCCAGCGGGTCCACGTAAGTCGCGCGGTAGGTGACGGTCGCCACCTGCACCGCGGTCGACGGGTCGATGCCGCTGCTGATCGTGTAGATACCGGACGAGTTGATCGACGCCGATGGTGCCGTCGAGAACCCGGTCGAGCTGACGTAGGCGAACGACGGGTTGCCGCCGCTAACAGTTATGTCGCCCGATGCGTTGGTGATCTTGAACGTCCCCGTCGCGCCCGTGTAGCTGCTGACCGCGCCGCCGCCGGCCGCAGCGGGCAGCGAGATGCTGTCGTTGGTCAGGTAGCCGCTGATCGGATCGCGCGACTTCCAGATCGTGATGTCGTCAGTGAACGTCTCGCCGGTCACGCTGTCGGTCACGGTGCAGCGGAATGTCACGCTGTCGGTCGTCAGCTCGCCGGCCTGCAGGGACGCAAACGCGCCCGTGCTGCTGTTGATCACCGTCAGGCCCTGCGTGCACGTCCCTGCAACGAGTGACCACACTGTGCCGGCTGCCGACGGGTCGCTGACGTTGTGCAGGTCGCGGCTCAGGATGATGCTCGCCGGGGTGTACCCCGTCCCGGCCGCGTTGCTCATGAACACCGCGCCGCCGTCGCTCTTGACCGTGATGCCCTTGCCGTTGTTGCCTGCCTTGCTCTTGGCAAAGCTTTGCGTCACCAGGTGCTCGAACGCCGCGCCGCTCAGTGTCTTGCCGGTGATGGTGTAGTCGATCTTCGCCTGGTCGGCGGTCATCCCGTAGTGGTCGCCGACTGTGATGTACAGGCCGGTGATCGCGCCACCCCCGACGCCGATGTTGGTTGGCGCCGACGTTACCGTCCACTGACCGTTACCTGGGCTGGCGACCACCGCCTGCAACTCGGTCGTGCCCTCAAACACCCGGACCAGCGTGCCTGAGCCGGTGTATGTCACGACCCCGGCGGCCGTGGTCGCCAGTGTGTGGGCCTCGTTGCTCAGCACCACCTGCACAGTGTCGGTGCCGTCGTTGCCCCGATAGACGGTCATCGTGTCGCTCAGGGCCCCGAGCGTCGCCGTGACGCCGACTCGCCACGTAGCCCAAGCGCCGCTGTTCGTGAACTGGGCCGGCGTCAGCGTGCGGGTGTTGCCCGAACCACCCATCGCGATAGTGCCCAGGCTCGTGCCGGCTGCGTTGTAGGCGGTGGCGACGAAGGTGGCCGTGCCGCTGACGTTCTGCAAGTTGGCCGTGAAGCTCAGGTCCGGCCCGGTCACGGCCGTGGCGGCCGCGTCGGCGCCGATGAACGCGAAGCCGGTCGCACTGAGGGTGAGGGTCTGCGCGTCGACGCCATCGGCCCCCGGCTCGCCCTCGATCTGCACCGGCGTGCTCCACGCGCCTTGCAGCACTCCAGCGGCGCTCTTCGTCCCTTTGCTGGACCACAGCGGATTGCCGTCGGCCGCTGGCGGTGCGTCGAACCACCCAGCCGGCGTATCCCCGGTCGGTGTGGCCGGCTGGGCGGCGCTGCGCTTGAAGATGAATTCGACGTAGTCGCCGCCCGAGCCGGTCTCGCCGACGATGCGGAACACCTCGCTCCATGCCCCCGCCACGCCGACTTTCCAGCGCGCGAACAGGTCGCCGGCAGCGAACGTGCTGTGCCACAGCGTCGAGCCGTCGATGCTGTACTCGACGTAGACCGGGGCCCCGCTCACGCCCTGCTTGCTCCGGGTGATCGTCTGCACGATCGGCAGGCTGAACGAGGCGCCCGTGGCGCTCTTGCCGGTCACTGTGTAAGTGATCGTCGCGACATCGGTCGCCAGGCCGGCGTGGTCTGCAACCACGGCCTTCGACCCGCTCTCGGAGATCGCGCCGACGGCGATCGTCCCCGTCGTCACGGCCGCAGTGACTTTCCAGCCGCCGTTGGCACTGGTCCAGGCGGGGTCGTAGTTGAGTTCCGTCGTCCCCTCGTAAACCTCGATTGTCGTCCCCGACCCGGTGTAGACGGCGCCGGTGCCATCTGCCGCTGTGGGCACGGCATGCACCTCGTTCGTCAGTCGGCTCTGGATCGCGCTAGCACCGTTGTCGCCCCGATAGACGGTCATCGTGTCCGAGAGAGCCCCGAGCGTGGCGGTGACTTTCACGGTGCGGGTGTTGGCCCGGGCGACGAAGTTGTCGCCGGTCAGCGTGCGAACGTTCGAGATCCCCGAGCCACTCGACAGCGCCTGCAAGTCGGCATTGGGCTTGCGGGTGTTGTAGTACGTGATGCGCCGGATGGTTCCGTTCCAGCACGTCGTCGAGTCGCCGCCGATCTCCAGGCGGTCGACCGTGGGCAGACTGGCCGACGTGTCGACGGTGCCCAGCGTGCCATTGATGGCGGCCGCCACGTCGTTGGCGGCGTACCCGAGCGCAAAGCGCGCGACCGCCCCAGGCGTGAGATTGAACGCCGCCGACCCGGACGCAATATCCCATTGGCTCGCACCCCCCACAAGGCCGGACACGTACAGACGGTCGACGCCGGAGATGTCGGTTGCGTGGATGTTGTACCGATTTGCGTTCCCGCCGTCACCCACGTAGATGATGCGCGGGTAAGCGCCGCTCGGGATGTTTGTCGGCCGGATGGCTTCGACAGCAAACGTGCCCTCGGTCTGGTTGTACCAACTACTGAAGTTAGCACCGGTCAGTACGGCAGAATCGGCAGAGCGGGTGACCGCTGCGGTTGTTGTCGGAATATAGCTTGTCGGGAATGCCCCGACTTCTAGTTGTGGGCAAGCGGCGTAGAAGGTGAACCCGTCACCATTCGTGGGTACCACGCCATTTCTGAGGATGTTGTAGTCAACGAAGCTGCGAGTCGCAGCAAGGGTAACCACGGTGCTTACCCGCACCCAACGGTCAAATACAGTCTGTGCCCCTGCGGTTACAAACTCCGCATCCGCGTAGTCATTTCTTAATGTCCAGCTCGTAACCCCAGTTTGCGTTGGCACATAAATGTAGGTTGCTGCGGAATACGTGCCAGCAGTCAAGGTAAGGGAGCCTTTACGCAGAAACAGCCCCTGACTAGTACTTGCCCCTGTTACGAACTTTGCCACACCCATCGTGCCGTCGGGTCCAGCCATACCGCTGTCGAGTGAGGCCGCGAAAAAGTTTGCCAGCGTGGCTCCTGATTGCCAATTCGCGCCAGTCCGCAAATCCCCCGAGTAAGTCAGCAGATTGGTCCGCTGCTCCTCAATCAGCAGGCCCAGAACGGCATGCGTCGATGGGTCGTGATCGATCCGCGGAGCGTTGACCGCCGCCGTCTGCATGACGCCCGCGGCGTCAAAATAGGTGGCGGTGCTGGAGCGGGCGAACGCAATGCGCGGATCAAGCGTTGCGCTCGAAAAGTCCAGGTCGAGCGCCGCCGAGGTGTCAGTCAGCGCGACGGCACCCAGGCTCGTGCCGGCAGCGTCGTAGGCCATCGCAGCCCATGAGGCGGCGCCGGTGACGTTCTGCAGCGCCGCCGTGAAGTCTATCTGGCTCGGGGCCGTCGGGGCCGTGGCGTTGGCGTCGGCGAAGACGAAGGCGAAGCCGGTCGAAGTGAGCACCAAGGTCTGGGCAGTCGATCCATCTGCCCCGTTGATGCTCTTGTTGAGCGTTAGCTTCTTGTCAATCGTGAACGCCCCGACTGTGGCGCGGAAGATCGCCTCGGCGTAGCCCGACGTGATCTGGCCGATCGTGATCGCGCCGGCCGAGGTGATCGAGACATTGGCGCTGGCCCCGACCGTCGTACCTGCCGACTCGATGCCGGTGCTCTCGACCACCGAGAACGTCACGTCCGGCGCCGCCAGGAACACTGACCCTCGCGCCACGACCATGGTCGACGTGACCGGAAAACTGCCGGCGACCGGGGTGCCGCCAGAGTCGCACTGGACCGTCTGGTTCTCGTTGTCCAGGCCAGCAGCGATGGCGGATGCGCCCTCCTGCAGGCTGTAGATGCTCATCAGGTCGAACACCGTCACCGCATTCGAGCCAGTGACGTTGACCCGGATGATCTTGGCCGGGCCGGGCGCGAACGAGTTGAGCGTGTAGGTGTTGGTGATCGAGGCGCCATCGACGACCCCATCGACCAGCCACTCGTAGGTCGGGCCTGGCACGTTGGCCGTCGTGGCGGTCAGCGTCACAGATGCCGGCGTGATCGACCCGCCGTCGGCCGGGTCGACGAAAATCTGTCCGGTCGACGTGATGACGACGATCGGGGCATCGGCGCCCGCAATCCCAGCCGCGGCCGTCAGGCCGCCGTCTGGCGAGAAACCTGCGTTCCCGCCCCCTTCGGTCTCGCCGCTGAACTCCAGCAGTCCGCGCGCCACCAGGGCGCCATTGGTCACGAACTTGGTCAGCACGGACCCGGCCGCGATCGGCTCGCGCGCGCGCAACCACTGCTGCATGCGGATCAGGTGCAGCCGGATCTCATCGAGGTCGGCGTAGGGCGAGAGCGGCGGAAGGTCGACTACCTGCTCGCTGCCGTCGGCGATGCTCATGGCAGATCCCCCAATTCTTCGCCGATGAAAACGCCTTCGACCGGGCCAGCGCCCTGAATCTGGTACTGCCACTCTTCGGCCATGTAGCCGCCTGGCAACCGGAAAGGATCGTCGTTCGTGATCGTGTAGGGCCCGGCGCGCAACGCGCCATCACCCCATAGGTTGAACGTCACCGGGTAGGTCGTGGCGATGATCCGGGCCGCGCCAGGGTTCGTCTCGCGCAGCGTGCGCTTCACGCGCGACTTGAAGGTGGCGCTGACCTGCGAGCCTGCGTCCCACTTCTTGATCGTGTTGCCGCTGTCCAGCAGGTACAGCGTCTCCGACACGGCATCGCTGAAGACCGCATAGGCGCCCTGCGTCAGCCAGATCAAGCCATCGGGCTTGCGCGTGTTGACCATGAAGGACTTGCGCGTGCCGTCGTTGTAGAAGCCGATGTACCAGTCGCCCCAGGCCGCACCGATGATGGTGTCCGGCAGCAGCGCCCGCCATTGAGCCTTGGTCAGCAGCGACTGCGTCATCACGTAGGTGCCGAGCCGGCCGTGGTAGCACAGGCCGTCGTTGCTGGCCCAGCACACCCCATGCCCCACACCGACGACCGAGCGCTTGGCCACGCAGCCCTGGCGCAGAGGAATCGGCGAGTCGGTCATGGCCAGCGGGGTCGTGCCGAACGCCACCCGCGGCGTGCCGGTGGTGGCCAGCAGCCAGGACTGTTCCCACTTGGCCGAGCCGACGATGCGGTCGGGAACCTGGCGCTTGAACTGCACCGGCCAAGCGTGCGGGCTGTAGGGCACGCAGGTCATGTAGGCCTTGTCCACGAACGCGCCGTGCATGCCTGACCACAGCTCGATGAGGCCGCGCATGTTGGAAGGTGGCTCCAGCCAGTCTGGCTTTGTCGTCGAGCCGCCGGTCTGAAGAATCGCCCCGCGCGTGCCGGTGTCGCTGGCCGTGGTGGTGCCAACGGCTTGCTCGGCCACGAGCCTGTAGTCGCCGCCGGTGCTGACATAGATCCGGCGCCTGGTCACGCCAGCCGTGCCCGTGCCAGAGCCTGGGCCGGCCGGCAATCCCGTGAGGCTGATGGTCGATCCGCCGGGGCAGCTGATGCTCACCGGCGTCGTGCACGGCGGTCCCTCGTCGTCGTTGTAGCGCACGAACGTTTGGGTGTAGGTCCGGGTCTCCGTAGCGCCGGATCCGGCCACGCCGACCGCGGCAGCAGTACCGGCCGCTGGCGCCGGGATGCCCAGCACCCAGCCGACCGTGCCGTAGGGCGGCGTCGTGATCAGCGTGTTGTCGGTGTAGACCGGCACCGTGAAGTCGCCGCCGGTGCCGTAGGTGCGCTCTGTCGGGTCGCTGGCCAGAAGCGATCGCGCAAAGTCCACGTCCGCGGCGTAGGCCAGCCAATACTGGGTGTCGCTGGCTGTCTCGCGGCCCATGCGGTAGACCGCCGCCTGCTGCGCGCCATAGCCGGTCAGCGTGTGTGCGGTAGCGGCCGCGCGCCGGCCGCGGAAGTCACCCTGCGTCGTGTCCAGGTCGGCTGCGTTGACACCGATGCCGTCGGCGAGCTTCTTCGGGTTCGTCGACAGGTTGCTCGACAGGAACAGCTCGTCGGCGAAGATCAGCATGGGGACACCACGACCTTGAGCCTGCCTCCGGTTCGACCGCCGCGCAGCGCCGCGTCCGACACGCCAGCCATGAACTGCTTGTCCAGTTCGGCCGCCATTGCAGGGCTCGTCCACGGCTTGTCAGCCATGCGCATCAACAACGCAGCCGCGCCTGCGCCGATGGCCTCGCGCCAGGCGTCGAAGGCCTCGAACGGGATACCGACAGCCGAGCTCGACGGCTTGTAGGACACGCGCGCCTTGACGATCTGCCCAGCTGTCACCGGCGCCGGCACCAGGAATGCGACGTTGGTCGGCCGCACGCCCACGGCGAAGGTGTCATCGGTCGTCGTGCTGTCGTCAGCGGCCAGGTCCGACACGTTGGCCAGGTCGATCTCGACGCCAGCGACCCACGCGGCATGCACGCGGTTCAGTTCCGCGTTGCTCGGCGGCGAGTAGGCGTACTCCTGTTGCGCCGCGACGGTGGTCAGAAGCGTGATCACCTGCGAGCGCCACACGCACGATCGGCGGAAGAACTCGCGCGCCGCGACGATGAGCTGGTCCTCGACCAGGAAGGTCGGAACCTGCGTCACGTGCATCGTGACCCACGGAGCCAGCTCGGCCCAGGTCTTGAACGAGGCGGGGCTGATGATCATGGTGCGTCAGCCTCCTGCCGCCTTGGCCTGCCCGGACTGGTCGTTGGTGACGATCGAGCGCTCTCGGATGCCCAGCGCCGACTGGAACAGCTCGTAGTACATGGCTGCGCGCTGCGGGCTGGCCGTGTATTTGGTGTCCTTGCTGTAGAAACTGAACAGCACGAACCACTGGATGGCGTTGGCGTAGACATCGTCCAGCGTGATCGTGTTGGCCAGCGCGGCCAAGTCGGTCGGGTTGGCCGCGTAGACCACCTCGATCGACGTGTTTGCCGTCTGCTTCCACAGGTAAAACGCCTTGGGATCGCGCTCGTCCTGCGTCCAGTGGTACGGCGTGCCAGCCTCTGCGTGCCACCCTGGCCGGTTGTCGTCAAACCAGGCGCGCGAGCGCAGCGTGACCGGACCGCCGCCGACCACGCGCACCACGTCGAGCACCTCGAGGCCGTCAGTCAGGCCAAGGCCGGCCAGCGTCTGGCGCGAGCCGGACGCGGTCGAGCCGGTGCCCGACTTGGCGTTGGACTTGGGCAGCACGTTGACGATTTCGCGCTGCGCGTCGTTGACCCACAACAGGCCCTCGGTCGACGGCCAGCGCACGCCACCACCGGCGCCTGAGTCGTGGCTCTTGATCCACGCGCGATCAATGATCTGCTGGCCGGTGATGGAGCCCATGAATCAGCCCTCCTGCTTGGCGGCAGCGGCGTCGATGGCCGCCATGACGGCGCCACGCAGGGCGTCGCCTTTCTTGCGCAGGTCCACGTCGAGCTTGTGCTCGGCGGCGAAGGCCTTGACGGCCTTGTCGTCCATCTCGGCCAGGTCGATGACCGTGTCGTCAGGGCCTGCGAGCTTGAAGTCGGGCTTCGAGTCCAGGCCCTGCTGCTCCTTCTCCGGATCCTTCTCCGGCTCCGGCGCGTGGTCGACGGCAGGCAGCGCCCACACGTCGGGGTGGCGCAGCATCTTGGCCGCTGCGGCATCAGGAACGTCCTGCACGTCGCCGTGCCCGTCCCACACCAGGCCGGTGTCGGCCACGTTGTCGACCTTGCGCGGCTTGTTTCCGATGTACTGCACTTGCATTGCATGCTCCAGAAAAGCGGGGCGGGCCCGCGAAGGCCCGCCCCGAGGCAACCGCGGACGGCTACCGCGGAGGAGACAACCGATCAGCGAACGCCCTTGGCGCTGCCGTAGACGATCGCGTGCACCTCGCCGGCGGCGAAGACGTTCGCGGCTGCCGTGAGCTTCACGCGCAGCATCACGTCCTCCTCGAACTTCTTCGGCTTGAACGCGCAAGCCAGACGCCCACCCGCGCGCATCGTGGTCTGGCCCGCCGCCGCGAAGTACGTCAGGTCCTCGGTGTAGACCGTGTCGGCCTGGATCGGCGAGTAGCCGACGCTGAAGGCGATCGTGTCGGTGCCCGAGTCGAGCGCATCGGTCTGGATCTCGACGTTCGTCACCTCCATCCCGGCCGGGATCTTGAAGTCGAACGTCTCGTTGATCGGCGCGGAGGTCGCCGACACCTTGTCGGTGATGACCATGCCCACGCCGTCGCCGGGCATGTACTGGGGCGCATGAAACGCCACGCTCTTTTGGGAAGCCATGTTGAGGTTCCTTCAGGTTGGTTGAGGCGGCGAGCCCGAAGGCCCGCCATGTTCATCAGGCCGACACGCGCTTGGTGACGCTGTCGATCACCATGACGCCGACATCGGTGGGCTCGTAGTTGCCCAGGCCGTCCGGCAGGCTGAAGCGCAGCTTCTCCTCGGCGCACATCAGTTCACCGGCCATCTCCAGGTTGCGCCCGAAGTTGGTGGTGTTCTCCAGCATCGAGTACGGCACCTCGGTCTGCGTGTTGATGCCGGAGCACATGGCCAGGGCCTGCGCGCCCAGCAGCAGCGAGCGGTTGACCTGGTGGGTGCCGCTGAGCGCCGGGATGGTCACGTCAGTCTCGGTGGCCGTGTAGCGGTTGGCCGAGGTGATGTGCTTGCAGGTCGTCGAGCCCTGGAAGCGGATGCCGAAGTCGCCCATCTTGCGCACCAGGATGCCGTTCCACAGCCACGGGGAGCCGGAGAACAGCGGATGCGCCTTCAGGTTGCCGTAGCTCGCGCGCTCCATCGCGTTGGCCTGCCACGTGCGAATGTTGTTGCTCGCCGTGGTGTCCGTGATGATGGAGTTCCAGGTCAGGTGGTCCAGCATCAGGACGCCCTTGATGGGGTCGTCGCCGGCTGCCGGGTCGCCCGGGATGCGGATCGGCATCATGCGCAGCGTGAGCTCGCTGACCAGCGCCGACAACACGTCGATGTGCACCAGCTTGAGCGCGTCGGTGGTGTCGATCGACGCCAACTGCGCGCCACCCTGGATCAGGTCGGAGCCGTCCACCACGTAATGGCGGTTGTAGCTCGGCGCCTTGACGGCGTTGACCATCATGGCCGCGAACTCGGGGTCCGAATCCAGCGGCAGGATCCAGTCCACACCATCCTGCTGCCCGCGCGAGCCGGCCAGCAGCGTCAGGATGCGCTGCCACAGGAAGTTCGGGATGCCGCCCTTCAGTTGGGCCAGCGCGTTCTGGCGCAGGTCGTGCTGGAAGCGCTTCTGCGTCATCTTGCCGCCGGCTGATACCGGCAGCGTGGCCATGTCGATGCGGATGTCCTTGTACGAGAAGTCGAGCTTCGCGCCGCGGCCTTCCGCATTCTCGTCACCCATCACCGCGCGCAGCTTGATGATGTTGGCGCAGTCCACGCGCACCGTGTCACCGGCCGA